TTGAATGATCTCGTTCCTCGGTTTGCAATAAACGCACCACTAATGTTCTGCACAAGCTGATTCCACGCCACCGTTCCCCCTGTTATCTGCTCTACAATCTCTCTGTTCCCTGCCTCTACGGAGGAATCAGATACTGCTCGGAAGATGTAGGGAGTCTGATCGTAGTCTGTGCCTTCCCAGATCAAACTGGATACAGAGATTGGAGTTTCATTCAGCGGATACTTGAAAGGCTGCACATGCATGGTCACAGTTGCAACTCTGAACCGGATCAAACGCTCAAAATCAATCTGCTGATAGATCTTATATCGATAATACTTATCCGGTTCATTTGAGAAGACAACAGTCCCCTCGGAATTAAAAAAAGAAATGACATCATTGATGTCAAATTCACCTCTGAGACCGATGGTGATTGTCTTATCATAAGCCTGATACCCAAGATCAGTGATGATATCTCCATTTCTACCATCGATCTCTTCAACATTTACCCTCATAGGCGGTTTGCTGATGGGAGGCAAACTCTGAATCAGCAATCCTTGTATTGTATCGCTCCTGACTCCGTTGAGAGTGATCGTGTTCATTTATTTACCTCCCATAAATGGCAGTTGCCACAGTTCTTTCAACAAACCTTCCTGCAACCTCATCGTCCAGTTCGATTTTCATGACCGAAAGCGCCTCCTTGAAAGCATTTACCATGCCATTGTACTCTCTTTCATCGTTTCGATACTGGTTGACAGAGGCGAGGTTCTGATTCATGGTGTTCTGAAGTTCAGAAGCCACTCTCTTGATCCATCGAGTGTTGTTTTCAAGAGGAACAATCGCTTCAGCACCATTTTCGCCGATTTCAGCAACAGTCGGATCATCGACAACACCGCCTTTTGCCAGTCTCGGAAGACTCAATCGTCCAAGTCTTCCAATACTGACCCCAGGAATCTTGTTGATGAGTCGAATTGCACCATTGATCAAGTCGATTCCCTTATTGATGATGCTTTCAATTGATGAAATAATGCCATTGATGCCTGATTTCACTGCACCAGAGATCGCATCTCCGATAGATGTTCCGATATCCTTGAACTTATTTTTTACTTTGTCCCACAATCCAGACCAATATGAACCCCATGAGGAAAACTTCTGCTTGATTGCAGTCCACGCTTTAGAGAAAGTATTGGAAAAGAAGTTCACCACAGGAGAGAAAATCTGCTTTACATTCGTCCACAGTGTTGAAAAGGTCTGCTTCATCGGATTGACCAGTCCGGTCACCACGGAAGAGATAACCTTTGGAAGCTGAGAGACCAAATGAGGGATCATCTGGACAAATCCTGTGACCAATCCCATGAAAAGATTCAACGCTCCAGTAACCAATGTCGGAAGATTATTCAGAAGTGTTGTGACGATAGTGACCACCAGTTCCGGAAGCATGTCCACCAGTTCCGGTGTAGCTTCAACAAGACCTTCAATGATGCCTCTCAGCAATTCCATTCCTGTCTCAAGAATGAGGGAGAGATTCTCGATCAGAACTGTGCTGATAGTCTCAATGATTGTCGGCAACATCTCGATCAACTGAGGCAATGCCTCATTCAGACCTTGGACAATGGCAGTGAGCAACTGGATTCCTGCATCAACAATCAGAGGCAGATTTTCGGACAAAACTGTGACCACAGAATTGACGATGGTCGGAAGCATCTCAATCAACTGAGGAATCGTTGCAGTGATACCATTGATAAGACTGACAATGATCTGAACACCAACAGTTATCAGCTGCGGAAGCATGGTCATCATAGACGATGCGATCTGTGGAAATAGATTGGTCAGGATCGTGATCACTTGAGGAAGAATATCAAGAAGTGATGTGACCATAGAATTGATCGCAGTCATCAGCATCGGCAGAGACTGATTCAGCAATGGAGGGATCATGGACAGGATCTGCGGAACTAATGTCTGTAGCATCTTAGGGATCGCTTTTCCAAGTCCGCTTATGATGATCTGAACTCTTGGAATGATGTTATCTCCAACAGTCATGATGCTATCAACCAAGTTTTCTGTAAGTCCGTCAAAGTCAGCATTATCATCAGCAAGTCCGACCAGGAAGTTCTGCCATGCGCTTTTCATAGAACTGACTGAACCTTCAATGGTTGTGCTTGCCTCTCTGGCAGTCGTTCCGGTGATCCCCATGTTATCTTGAATGATATGGATCGCCTTGATGATCTGATCGAAAGAGACATCATCCAGACTCTCAACAGAGTCCTCGACAACTCCTGCATCCTTGACCAGTCTCAGCATCTCTGTTTTAGTGCCACCATAACCTAACTTGAGGTTATCAAGCATGGTGTAATTGCCCTTTGCAAAACCCTGATAAGCGTTCTGGATGGACTCGATGGATGTTCCCATCTTATTGGCATTATCACTCATATCAGTGATCGCCTGATCGGCAACATTGGCAGCAGCAGCAGTGTCACCATTGAGACCTTGCAGAAGTGATGCAGAGAATGAGGTTACAGTTTCCATGTAGTTGTTTGCGCTCATTCCTGCGGTCTTATAAGCGTTTTCCGCATAGTCCTGCACGACATTCGCACTATCACCAAACAGAGTCTCAACACCACCGACTAACTGCTCATATTCAGCATAGCTTTCAAGAGCATTTTTACCGACAGAAATCAACGCTCTTCCGAGTTGTTTCATGCCATTGATCGCACTGTTGATGGCTTGAGTGGCAAGGTTGGCAAGGACTCCCTTGAATACAGTGAATCCTTCTCCTGTTTTCTCCGCTTCAGATCCTGCATCCTTTGTCTTATTCTTGAGGTTCTCAAGTTCTTTGGAGGTCTTGTTGCAGTCCGCTTGCGCATTATTGATCTCGGTTCGCATCTTAGACATGGACTTTTCGTTTGCATCCTGTGCCTGAGTGCTTTTTCTAACCTCTCCTGCGAGATCTTCGACCTTCTTCTTTTGATCCTGATATTCTTTCGATGTCGTTCCGACTGTCTTCTCCAACTGATCCAGTTTGGATTTTTCCTTCTCATAGGAGGAGACCAGTTTATTGTGATTCGCAGTCTGCTGCGAATACTGGCTCGACATCGAAGAATACTGGGATTTCAAAGTCTCAAGTTTGCTCTTCTGCTCCGTCAGTTTTTTGTTTAAGACTTCAGACTGAGCAGATAGAGCTTTTGAGGACTTATCATTTTTGTCGTAAGAGGAAGACACCACATTCATTTCTGATGCAACCTCTTTGAGGTTTTGAGTAATCTGGCTGAGTGCTTTCCGATATTCAGACTCACCAGTCAGTTTTACCGCACCACCAAATGACATGATATCACCTCTCTTTCAATGGCTCTCTCGCTTGCGAGAATGCCTCTAAATTTAGTTTTAATTGCTTACTGGAATAAATACACATCAGAACCATTCCTCGTCTTTCTGAGACTGTTTGAACAGTTCATCATAGGTGACATTGGCATGGAACATCCTCATCTCCATGTCCCAGTCGTTCTTATAGTGGGCATAGAGTTGATTAAACAATGTCATTGTCATCCTTCCTGTCTCATGAAAAGTCAGACCCAATTTAGTCCGACCGATGAAATAAAACCATGAGAAATCAATGACAGGATCTATCTCATCATCCTCATGGATTATTCGTTTTTTTCCGCACTCTGAGTCGAACCGACCACAGTATCATTTAGAACGTTAGTCGCATTCTGAAGACCAACCTCTGTGATCATTCGTCCGACTTGCTTCAATGTCATAGGTTTGTAATCAGATCCGGTCTCCTCTGCCTCGATGTCTAAACCTTCATTGATCATCTCGGTGAATCCATAGATGACCGCTTTTGCATTAGGTTCACCGGATGCTCCATCGGTCAACTCGCCCCACTTAGAGACAGATCCATACTCCTCTTGAATCTTCTCCATGACATTGAGGTTGAAAACCAGATGATACTCTTTATCCTTGTATTGGAGGACTCCATTAAAATCTTTCATTTCATTTACTCCAATCTAAAAAATAGGAGGAGGGAAAAACCCTCCTCACGGTGCCATAAGACCTTCAAGATAGGTGATCGCAGCTTCTTTAGTGTCAAAGGTTTTGCTCTTCGACCAATCACCATTGGCAAGAGTGGAAATAGTTCCTTCCATCTCACTTGTGGCAAACTCAAGGTTTTCGCCCTTAGTATTGTCTTCCTGACTCGGTTCAGAAAACTTGACCTTGTGAAGGAACTCAACCTTGTACTTATATGCTCCATTGACCATCTTCACGATAACTCGACCAAGGCCGACATAGGGAGCAATGTCATTTGCATTTCGCACCATCTCTCCCTGTGCGTCAACTTCATGTCCGAGCAGTGCAGCCATCGTTTCCTGATCTTCATCATCGATTCCCATGGTTACAGTTCCGCTCTGGAAGCTTGTATCCGATTCAGCAAGCGCATCATCGGCATACAACGCAGCTTCATTGCTCGTGATGTCTACAGTGCAGGAGATAGCCTTTGCAGGCTTTTTCGCACCATCATAAGACGGAGTCCCATCCGCAGCTTCAGTCAGAATGGAATACCGGAAGTTATTCAATCCGATTTTCGCCATTTTTATTCCTCCTTGTAAATTGCAAAACTCAAGGTTTTGTGATAATAACCAGTGTCATCCTCGAACATGTCTCCGGATGACCGACTCGGTTGCCAGACAAAACCAAGAGTCTTATTGATTTCTTTTATGCTCTCAATAATCTTCGTATAATTGCCTTTTGAATAAACATCAAAATCATAATAATCAACATATCCGATCAGATCATCATCACCGGAAAAAGACCCATCAATATCGGTCTGCTGATAGATGACATATGGCTCTCCATGACCCTGATATCTCAAGAATGAGACAGGAATGGATACCCCATCGACTGTGAAATTCTCATAGGCAGTCTCAATGATGCTATTCATCTAAAAGACCTCCACTCGCTTTCTTTTGCGCAGTCATCATCGCACTCTCGATCTGAGATTTCTTGAATGACTTTCTGAAGAATGGTCTCTTGGGAAAAGATGCTCCTGATCTTCCGTACTCATAAACCAATGCAAGAAACTCGACAGGAATGCCCTTGGTGGTGGTGTAGATCTTGCCACCTTTCCTGCCTCTTCTGACGAACCTTTTCCTGTTTCCCTTGAATGGAATGTATCCGGAAAAATACACTTTCGTGTTTATGCCGTCATCAGAGGGAGTCTTGTAAGTTCTTGAAAGCTTGGCATGACTGCCAATGTCAGGATGTGGTGCTGCTGATTTTACGTTATTCAATACGACTTCTGCTCCTGCTTTTGTCATCTCTCCAAAGATCTGATCAGAGTTCTTATAGATCTTCTGAAAGTCTGACATGATCTCCTTGGGCAGTTCCATCTTGAACTTAGCCATCAGTGAGTCACCTCTTTGCACTGCATCTCCAACTCAATATTCGCCTCATCCACATTGTTGAGATATTCAATCGAGTAGACTTTTCCTCGGAAACGGATCAGCATATCTCGATTGATCTCCGTCTTCGGATAACGAATGGTGAAATTGGTAAATGCTTTCTCAAAGTCACTACCATTCCGGATCAGAGTCATTCCTTTTGTGGTCTTCACAGAAGCATGTGGGGAAAGAATAACTGTCTCCTTGTTGTACTGGAATCCATCTTCATCAGTCTCGATCTCGACCTGATAGATTGTGATCTTATGATTGTATTTTCCTGCATTTATCATAAGAGATTCACCGAATGCATCCCCAGGATCGTCTCGACAACCTTATTCAGATTGGTGTTATCGACATATAAAGTCCTGTTGTCCCACATATCCTGACAAAGAACCAATGTGACGATCACGAAATCTTGATAGTTGTCTAGTTCTTCCTGAGTCCTTCCTGTGTATGCAATGATAAATGCTTTTGCAATTTCTAAAAGAGTGTTGAGAGTGTTCTGCTCTTCGGCAGTGACCTCATCCAAGACGATATAGTCAGCAAGATCTTGAGTGGTGATGTCACTGACTTTCTGGATGTTATTCATGATTATTCTCCTTTCGGAGTTTTCCTTTTCGGTTTATCTTTGACCTCTTCGATGTAATGACAGGCAAGGAGATCTTTGACCAGATCCTGATCTTTGATCTCCTTGACCTCACCTTCTGTCATCGAAAGCTTGCCACAGAAAGTGATTAGTGCTTTATACACTTATATCACCTCAAGCCATGGTCAGCTTTGCGATCTGCTGCTCATCGATGACCTTGGAGTCAAACTCGAACCAACCGATGACTCCGACCGCATGTTCGTCAGCATACCGCTCACGCAGGACTTCAATGTTGATCTCCTCGGAGAACTTAGTTCCGAGACCACGCATGTCACCATAATAGATGACATCATTACCAGTTGCGATATTCGGCATATTGTCGGAAACATAGACAGGCTTGCCAAGAAGAGTCTTGCCGAAAGGAGAACCGAAATCATCATTCAGCAGGAAGTAACCATTGGTAGCTTTCAGAGTGCGCAGAGCATCTCTGGTCGCAGGAGACATGATCCAGATGGCATTCTCCTGGAAATCATCCTTGACCTTGCCCTGAAGACGAATGACTTCTTCAGCAGTGATCGCAGTGGCAGAGGCAGCAGTGATACCATTGGTCAGAGTGGACAGACCAGTGACCTTTCCGGCAGTGCCGATCAGCAGTTCATGCTCGATGAAACGCTTGATAGCATATGCCATCTCGTCAACAACAAAACCAACGATGTCGAAATTGACATTGTTGATCAGGGAACGAGAGATCTTCGTCAGGCATCCTGCAAGGAATCCAGTCAGAGAGACAGTTGCGAAAGAACCGGAAGAGGATGCAAGCTGAACAAACTCATTCTGATAGGCAACATTGATCTTCTGGGAATCCGCAGGATAATACGGAACTTCCAGAGTTCCCTTGACATTGAACTTCTGGGATCTCTCCAGAATCGGACAGATGTCATAAACCTTTTTGATGATATAATTGACGATGGTTTCCGGAATGAGCGCACCACCGAGACCGATGTTGCTTCCGGTTGTGGCAGGAGTCAGTTCTCCTGCACGTTCATGGATCACACGACCACGGAGATAATTCTCGAATGCTCTGGTCTCCTGCATTTCTTTCTCACGCTGCTTTTCATCAACAGTCACTTCAGTATCCTCCTCGCTCGGAACAGTGTCCTTTTTTTCTTCCATTTCCAATTCTCTGAAGTCATCATCAAGCTTCAGAGTAGCTACAATTTTGCGAACGTTGTCACGGATCTCAGCCAGTTCGGCAGCTTCATCTTCCGTCAGTTCACGTTTTTCAAGTTTTGCCTGATTCAGAACAGTCTCTGCTCTGGTGATCAGATCATTTTTTCTTTCGACAAGTTCCTTCATTGCTTGTCTCCTTTCATCTCTTGGATCATCTCATCCCACTTGGAATAATCGATCTCTTTATTTGCCTCAGACTGTTCTGTCTGTTGTGGCTCTTCTTGTTCTCGCTCCTGCAAGTCATTTACAGTCACCTCGTCAATCAAAGGCTCAGACTGATATTGGATCTCATCATCAGATCGAGCCATGATCAGAGTGCCGTCATAGGCAGGAGTCTTCTTTTTGTTCAGAATTGAGACCTCATAGAGATTCAGATCTCTAATCTTCCTGAGTGGAAGATGAGTCTCTTCATCGATGCTCTTCTCGACACCATCCGGAACATCCGTGAATCCGAACGACCATCCGACAAGATTTCCTTCTCTGGCATCCTGCACAACTTCCGGATCATCAGTCCTCAATTTTGCTCTGAGTCCGATGTTGTCTTCCGTCAGTTCCAGATTTCCATCGGCAGTGCCTCCAAGATCTCGATTCCAGTCATGGTTTAACAAGACTCGGATATTGTCATTTCGCTCAATGGCTTTTTTAAAAGCACCCTTGCAGACTCGCTCGATGAATCGTCCGATCCTCGACATCAGCGGTTTGGAGTTTCTCTCGACCGCATTGACATATCCATCAATTTCAACACTGTCTTTTCTCAAATTGATCTGCATCACTTCACCTCCCTGTTTTGGCAAACTGTCCTTCATTGCTATCGATCCATGCGACATCATTGATATCCACTTCTTGTGAATACACTTTTCCACCGCCTGCATAATCCGATGCCATCATCTTAGATGGGGAAATAAATCCACCTTGTGCAATTGGCTTACTGCTATAGACTGTTATCTTTCCAGTCTCTAAAGCTTTCTCTCCATCCGCTTTTGTAAAATCCGGATAGAGATAATCGTCATCATCAGAGATCGTTGTCTTAAATGCTTCTTGTGCTGATTTGATGTCAGATGGTTTTCTGATACCAGTGTGAACATCATCGGTCATCGCATTGTTTTTCTGAATGATTTCAAACTGCTCTTCTTTTTCTTTTGTCACAGGGAGTTCTTTTTTAGAACTTGGTTCTTTTTTTGTGGCTTCCGATTCCGGTTTTGTTTCTTTCGCAGATCCGCTTGCCGATTGAGATTTATTCTCGTTCTTTGTTTCTTCTTTTCCCTTCAAAGCGTTGATCTGTTCTTGCAACTCTTTTCTTTTGGCAGCACCAGAACCGAATCTGCTTGTTTTTGCCAATTGAGATTCCAGTTCTTTGATCTTCTCAGCATTGCCTCCAGAACCTCCAGATCCTCCAGAACCTCCAGAACCTCCAGAGCCTCCACCAGAAGAAAATCTTCCATCCGAACCATGATTGGAATTGTATCTTTCCTCAAGATCTCTTTCCGCACTGTTTCCACTGTCTTCAAAAGCCTGATCCAGTTCCTTATCCTCGATCAGCTTCTCGATCTGACCATCTCCCATGTCTCCAATAGTGTCAGTGTTAGGTGTATAGAAGACATGTTTGTTGGTGTCATAAAGAACCGCACCCAGACCGACATTGACCACATCCAGACCTTCGACATATTCCATGTTCTCTGCTCTGCGGATCTCATTCAGAGTCATGAATCCAGTCTCTTTCGCAAGCTTGTAGGAATCGAATCGGTCTTTCAGCGTTGCCTTGACTATTTCCTTGACATCAAACTCGAAGAAATGATTCTTCTTCTCTTTCTCAAGCAGAAGATCTCGATTCAGAGCAGTCTCAAAAGCTTTGATGATCGGATATATCGCCTCTTTGAATGTCAGTTCAAAGTTGTCCGGATGCAGATGGAAGATGTTCTGGATCTCCTTCGTCAGAGTGTTCTTGTTCTGATCCAACTGAGCCTCGACAGAAGAAAAAGTTGCCTCTTGAAACTCCAGACCATTGTTCAGAACAACCACACTCTCCGAGTTGTCGGAGTACATCTTTCTCCATGCCTCTTTGAGAACATTGATCTCTTCCTGACCAAGCTTCCTCTGAGACTTAAGAAAGCCTTTCTTGTTGCCTCCAGACCGAGCCAAAGACAACTGATAGACCAAAGTGTAATAAGCAGTCTCTAAAGCCTTTGAGACCTCTGTTGTCACTCCAGATCCTGATGCTCCATCTTTTGTGGCTCTCAGCAATTTGATGAACTCCCACGGCTTATAGGACTCGCCATCAACAAGAATGGAATAATCCTTGAATATAGGCTTGTAATTCTTCATGATCGTGATGTATCGGTCTTCGACATAGTAGATCCCAACCACATCATTCCTGATCCTCTTGATATAGGCATATCCACCTTTTCCAAGGAGATAGTCTTCGACCATTGCTTTCTTCAGTTGAAATCCATCGAGAGTGTCTCCAGTATCTCCATTCAGAATCTTGACTCTGGTGTCTCTCGACAATTCTTCGACCTTTCCATCTTTGACCTTGTAAAGCTTAACTGGCATGCATGCGATCATGCTGCCGATCAGATCAACCGCTCCACTGACCGCAGGAAGAGTCAGAGCCTTTTCTCTTGTGATCTTTTCCTGATTCAGAAGAGCCTGCAAAAGGACATCACTGACAGGAGGAGTGATCTCTTGAGTTGGTGTTTCCCTTTTCCGGAATAATCCCATTTCTCAGCCTCCTTTCTAAATGACTTGAATAGTGAAGTCCATCTGATTCAGCAGGACATCCTGTTCCAACAGATAGACCGCATTTAACATTGATACGACCATGTCCACCTTGCCTCTTGATTTTTTCTTGTTCACATAGAGGTTTTGATTTGTGTCCTTGGTGCATCTTGCGTTTTGGAAATTGATCTCAAGGAGAGGATTCTTCTCATACTTAAATTCTCCACTGAGGATCTTTTCTTTCAGAAGCTTGGTCGGAGGATGCAGCACACTGGAGTGCTGACGGATCTCGACCATGTTGAATCCTTCTCCCTCAAGCTTTTGAGCAGAAGAAAGAGCGTTCCATCGGTCATATCCAATCGCTTGAATCTGGACTCCGAAACGCTCTTCAATCTTCATGATAAAATTCTCTACAACCGCATAGTCAATGACTCTGTCACCGCATGCGATCACATGATCACCCTTGATTAGTTCTTTATAATTGACCTTTTCGGATGATTGTTTCTCCTCGATCCTTCCTTCCGGAATAAATGCAAATGAATCAGCCAGGATATTGTTGTCCTCATCGACCGCTACCATAGAGACCGATGTATTGTCATCCGTCTGGGAGAGATCAAGACCGACATAAACGACTCTTCCAGACCAGTCTATGTCTGCCACTCTGCACGACTGCACATCTTTGACATCAATGTATGTCTCAGTTCCAACACCCTGATAGATAATGTTGCAGTGTTTTGTCACAAAATTTTCTCTTGCGCTCTCGACTGCTATGGCATAGGCTCTCTTTTTAAGCAGATCTTCCCAGATCTCCTTGATCTCAAGAGCAACCGGATTTGCTTGTTGCAGGATCAGATCGTTGGTCTCCCATCCTTTTGTCTCATCTGGCTCATAGAGAAGAGCAAACCTTGTCTCATCTTTTTCGATGCCATCCAAGACCTTCTTGGAATAGCTGACCTCATCCTCAAAAGGATTATCAATGGTCGGATACTTTGTGGAAATGATGAATCCTAACTTATTGAGGATGTTAAGCTGACCGGATCTCATCGCATCTATCGGATAAGATATCGGCAGCGCACCGACCTCATCTGCGCAAAAAGCATTGGGAAGCTTTCCATCCATCCTGCTTGTCGAATAGGACAGAGGGATATATTGTGTTGATGTTGGCTTGAATTGAATATAGTCACGCAGGATCTTGAATCGTTTAGTATCCCTGTATTCATATACCAAAGGAGATGATCTCAGAGTCTCAGAGATTGCCTCTCTGATTTCTCTCGACAGAGATCCATCAGGTGCAACACTATAGAATTTAGAAAACGAGGGTTCTGTAAGAAATAGGAGGATAAATATTGTGGCAATGGTATAGGTTTTGAAGTTCTTTCGGCAGATCTCCAAGACTCCAGTCTCATATCTCCTTTTAGCAGGATTGTTGCGATACACTGTGCAGAGTATCGCAACATAAAACAACCATTGATAACCGCATGTGCAGTCATACAGTGGTTGTCCTGCTTTCAATCCTTTCGGCATAATCAAAATCTTGAGTACATTCTCAATCTGAGTCAGCTTCTTCTGGCTGATCATGTACTTTTTATCTTTCCCTTCAGATATCCGCATGAACTCACGCATCTGAAGCTTGACATACTTTGGTGTGGTTTTTCTTCTTATCGACTTCTTGCAAAAGTCATAAGCTTTACTCTGCACCACCATTGATCATCTCCATCAGCGGATCAATGTCTTCCTTTTCTTCATCGACTCCAAAATTCTTGATGATCCTGATCAGAGTTGCCACTGTCTTGTTTGCAGAGTCGGTCGTTCTGTTGTAGTCACCAACCGCAGGATTTGTGTAAAGGTTTTTCCTGCCTTTCACATATTCTTTCGAGACCAACATCCCTTCCTGATCGATGACCTTCTCCAACTCATCCAGAAGCTTCAGTTGGACTTGGTATCGCTCGAATGTTGTGACGAAAAAGAAATTCGATGCCAGACCAGACTCTTCTGCCAGTCTCATGATCTCTTTTGCTTGCTCTTTTAGTTCCTCTTTGTTCATTTCGCTCTCCATTTTTTTCATTTCATTGGCGAATTGCACACCCTCCGTATATTATGCAGAGATAAAAAGTGTTTTCCCGAGGTTTTCGGACACTTTTATGCATTTTCATTGCATATATTCCAAAAATATCACGTTTTTATTCATTTCTGCGTATGATGG